CGATGCGCAGCTTCTGAATTTCCTCTGACGGGAACTCAGGAAACGTCTTCACTTCCTGACCAAAAACATTCATGAACTCCGTCACCTTCTCGAAGTTCGACTGCGGAACCAGGTCCGCCTCTTCAACAACACTCACATCGTCGGCATGGTCAACATAGCCCTGCCCATAAAACACATCAGTCATGATTATCTCACTGGAAAATTCTTGTCAAATTCAACTGTCACAAGTTCAGGGAACTTCTGGCCAGTTGGTCGGTACAGGTACTGCGAGAGCATTGCCAGATCACCAGCAGAGATGCTCGATTCGTTGGGATAGTGGTTGTAATTCAGATAGTCAATCGTCCGAATCGAAACAACCGTCTGTCCAAAATAGGATTGCTCTACTGGATCCGGATCATTATTCATGTCACGAATCAAATAGAACACCTTGCAGTACAGCGCTTCAGGATGATCCTTAAAGAACGCGTCTGCTTGTGGTTTGAATAGCGCGTTGAAATCAGTCATTGGCGTGCTCCAATGCTGCTTGCGTATAGAAGGACGGAATGGCTGAATCAGTAACGCCAACCGGACCACCATACGCCCATTCTTCCAAGCCTGGAATGTTGATTGGTTGTTCTTTCTGCCAAACAGCCTTGCGGAGTTCACCACAAACGTGCATACGTCGCGGAACCACCTCGACATATTCGGTGAATTCCATCATCACTCCGTCCTTGCCAATGCGCTCAACCTTAATCGGTTCCGTCACTGGTATGAGGTCGTATACCATGTAGAACACCAGAGCAATCGACATCCCTGCATCAATAGAGGAATCGATCTGCTTTTGAAAATATACATCGCTCACTTCTTGCCAATCCTGTATTTGGCTACCAGTTGCCAATGGTCCTTCTCCTTGAAGGGAATGACCTTTACAAGACGCATCGGCGCAACATCAGCGATCTTCGAAGGATCGACAACCGAGAGCAGACCCCAGTCAGCCAATAGCTGAATGATGGTGTTGCGACGCTGTACATCTTCCTCGTCTAGCGAGGTTGGCTTTCCATCAAGCGCGAACATCTCCTTGAAATGGGTGATGTAGTAGCGACCACGCTTGTGGAGAATATGGCAAGATTGATAGAGTGTCTTAGTGCGTTCGGAGGCAACGCCCACGCGGGTCAGTGTCTCCTTGATCTTCAGGAAGTCATCTTCCTTCGTCAGTTTTACTTCTACCATTGTGTCAACGGAAATCATCGCTTCATACCACCTGTGAATTGCTGCTCGCGGATCTTCTCAAGCTGTTCAGGAGTAAGGATTGAAGCGTATTCTTGCGCGCGACGAATGTTGCACTGGTAGTGCTTACAGATCAGCTCAATGACTTCATTTGACTCAGGTTTGAACCACTTTGAGAAGCGTTTTTCTTTTCTGACCATATTTAGCGCACAGTCGAATTGCAACTGCTTGTCCAGATAATGGAGTTGGTTCAGAATGTTGGCTTCCATGATTGACGACATGTGATACGAAAGACCACGGTTCGTCAGGAACGGATTGTAGAGCTTTTCCGCACCTTCAGGGTTCTCAGACATTCGGATCAGATCGCGCTTGTCGTACGAGATTGCGTTGATGAAGTCGAATGGCGTGTATTCTGCTTTCGGCTTTTCTGACTTAGGGATTGTTTCCTTCTTCGGTTCTGCTTTCTTTCTCGGTGCCATTATGTTGTTCCTGCTCACGAACTTTGAACGTCAGAGCCATGCCTGGGTTCGCAGCCAAATAGTCATACAGTTCTTTGAACACAGCGCGGGCGTCATCCATCGGTTGAACACTTGTGATCTCAGCAGCGAGTGCGCCAGGAGCCGTTTTGCGGATCAGGTCTATCATCTGTTGGTTCATGGTATTCATACACATGACGGATTGTAAATATTTGACCCTCGTATTCCTGCATAGGATTGCAGCCCACGATGTCGTTCGCCAATAGGGTTGGAAAGAACGTCCGGTAGAAGAATTTGCGACCCTTCCAAGTAACTCGATGTTGGATTCGAATCAATTCCAGGATAGAGCTTCCGCATGTCCTCAACGATTTCTTTGTACGACGTAGCTTTTTGGATTGATGTAGTTGTTGGCGGAGTGTTTTCACTGTTGATCGCCTTTATGATTTCGTCATTAATAGCGTTGAGTATTTCATCAGACAAACGCTCGACACACTGCGCAAACACTGATTTCTTCTTGATGAAGAAGACGTATCGTTGACCCTTCCAATACTTGACGCGGCGATAGAAATTCCACTCAGGCGGATCTTTGATGTCACCGATGTCGATCGTGTATGTAACCTTGATTGGATCAAGGTTTACACTTCGCCTCACAAGAACTCCACTTCCGTCATCACCTGCGTCAAAAACGCGACCAGGCAGACTTCGGCATCAGCGACGAAATTGATCTTGTACTGATAATCAGCGATCAACAGAACCAGCGTCGGAATTGAACTTGGCTTCACCGTCTCGAACGCCTCATCGTAGAACTTGCGCATCAGAGCCGTTGGCTCGGAGTCCATGTTCTCACCGACCCACTTGCGCATGTCCTTCCACTTCTTGTTCTTCACGAGATCAACGAGACCCTTGAAGTTCTCATCATCCATGTTAACAAGGATGCCGGTGTCGATCTTCCCGGTTGCGCTGTAACGCTGCAACTCATTCAGAACACGACGCCAGTCAGGAAAGTGCTTGGTGATCACACCAGCAACAACCTTCGGATCATTCTCGACACCTTCAGTTTTCAGGATGTCGATCACGCGCTTCAGGAATTGACCTGCGATCTTCGGCTTGTCTGTATTCGCTATCTTGAACTCGATCACCGAGCAACGAGAGTGCAACGGCTGAATGATTCGGTTCTTGAAGTTACACGTCAGGATGAAGCCGCAATTCTTGGAGAATTCTTCCATGAAGTTACGCAGAGATGCCTGCGTCAGAGGCGGCAGATAATCAGCCTCGTCCAGAATCACCATCTTGCGCCCGCCCATCAACGAAACACTCGACGCAAAGTTCATGATCTGCGTACGAAGTGTATCAATGCCACCATTCATCGAAGAGTTGATGATGATGTAGTCGAGGTTGAGCTCATCACACATAGCACGTGCTACGGTCGTCTTGCCCGTACCAGCGCCACCGGAAAGGAGAAGATTCGGAATTTCGCCATTGTCGACGAACTGCTGGAAGGTCTTCTTGAGATCTTCCGGAAGGATCGTTTCCGCAATCTTGCGCGGACGATACTTTTCAACCCACAGGAACTGTTCATTCTCAATCATCATGTAATCCATAAGTCAAAGAAGAGCCGGTGCATTGCACACCGGCTCGGTAAATCATGCTTCCTGGTTTGAATCCAGGACTTCATCAGGTGGCACGTCTTCCACCTCAGTGATCAGGATGTTGCGCTTGTCGTACACATGCACGACCATACCTTCATCCGGACCCAATTCAGCTTGCTTGGTAACAGTGTCACCTTCGACGTAATGAACGGCGACCTTCTTGTTCTGCGTATCGCAGTGTTCAATTCGGACGGCAATTGTCATATCACTTACCGAACTTAGAGTTTGCTTCGATCGCAATCCAATAAGTCACGTCCTGCTTCGTGTTCTTGAACTCCGAGATACCACGAGAGCAGATTGCGAGATCGTAGTCGCCGCCGATCAGCTTGAGGTTTTCGGACTTGTAGAAGAACGAGAAAGAAGTATCCGACTCATGGTCCACGGTGATCGAGAATTCGTTCGAAGACGATTCCTTCGAGTTGACCGCAACAATGCGGGTCTTTCCATGACCATCAGACTTCACTGCGACTTCCGGAACCTGAAGGACGGAAGCTGCCTTGAGCAGCGAACCAATCTGGTTCTCGGTCAGAGAGAACTCGGCGTCTCGCGACGGGAGCTTCACCTGCTTGTTGCCAACGCTCTTGATGAGAGATGGGTCGCTGTAGAAGTAACGGATCGAGCGATTGCCGCTGGAGATCTTGACGTAAGAAGTCTCGAACTCAAAATCCGGATCATCGAACAGAGACACTGCGCCAAGGAACTGACCCAGGTCGTAGATGGCGAACGCCGTATCAAACGTCTCGGCGACGTTGGCGGTTGCCATGATGTTACCTTGAGCACTGATGGTCTTGAGGACAGAGCCCGGCTCGACCACGATGCTGGAGTTGATTGAAGAAAAGTTCTTCAAGATATTCAGGGTTGCTGCAGAAATCTTCATTGTATTAGTGCTTCCTCACTTAGACTGCCGGGACGTTTAGTGTAACGTCATCTGCCTGGCAAACGTAACCAGTCAGGTTGAAATTGGTGTTGAATTCCATCAAACGTCTCCTACGATCGTTTCATACAGACCGCTGAATTCCTCAGCGCCCTGCTTTTCTTCCGTATAGTTCTGCTTGTGGTAGGTCTTAGCCAGCTTGCGAATCTGCTTCTTAGGAATCTGATGTTCCTCAGCAGCAGCCTTGATGGCTTCGTTTTGATAAGTGCGCTCGGCATCCTGACGCGTCATCGAGTTGCTGAGCTCCTTGATGACGCCGAAGATCTTCTTCTGATCCATTACTTGGCTCCCAGAACAGCGCCGGCATAGAACGAATTCGTTGCCTTAACGGTGCCAGACCACTGCCAGTTGTCCATGACGTATGCCTGGAACTTGGCACGATCTAGCTCAATCACGTCGTCGACCGAAAATTCCAGCATCTTGATGACCACGTCATAGTCATGAGTGTGATTCTCAGGACGACTACCAGGAATGTACGGAATGCTACGGAACAGATCCTTGTTAACGAACTCGCCGTGCTTGCGAACTTCCTTCAGAGCCTTGGCAAGACCTTCTTCCATCTTAAGCCAATAGCCCTTCTCTGCGAGGGCAAACTCTTCAGCATGCGCCTCGCGATTCTTACGCATCGTGTCCAACAGATGGACACGACCAACCTTGATAATTTCCATTACAAAAGCCTCACTTCTTCTTTTTGATCTTTGAAGGATCGACAGTGGCGGAAGCACCGATGCTAGCGATAGCAGCGAGTGAACCACCGAACGTGTACGTGCCAGTGTGGGTCAACTTCATCCACGGGCACAGATAGGTCTTGAGACCAATCTTACGAGACCACTGGCAGAACATGTAGTCTTCAGACAGATAACGCTTCGAGTCCGGGTCAATCACGGCATCGAAGAACGCGCAGATCTCGCGCGAACCATCGAAGTGCTCAGTGCGAGCATGGTCCGGACGATAAAACTGCTGCGGATAGGCTTCACCAAACTTCACGAGCGTCTCACGACGGATCATCATGAAGCCAGTACCAATCTCGAGAACTTCTGCCGGTTCGTCTAGGCGAATCTCAGTCACGCCTTCCTTCATGATAGGCGAGAACACGTAATCGCCAACGAACGCTTCGAGTTGGTTCGGGTCTTGATCAGCGTAACCCTTATCGACTGCCTGCTTGATCTTTTCCCAAGCAATGCACTTCTTCGGATACGCACCACCGATGATGTCATACGGAGATTCGTCTGACTGAATAGCCAGAAGAGCAATGACGTCATTCGGATCGAAACCGATGTCAGAGTCAATGAACATCAGATGCGTCATACCAGAACGCATGAACTCATCTGCCGCGTAGTTGCGCGCGCGAGTGATGAGAGATTCATTGAACAGATAGTAGCAGCGCATCTGGATACCATAGCGCATGCAAAGAGCAGTCAGGTCTTGCATCGAGCGCGCGAAGGCACCGTTACACTGACCACCATACATCGGAGTTGCAACAAACAGAGATCGCTTCTGAAGATCAGCGATTTCAACCTTGAGTTCCAAATTTTTCTTCCTTACAGCTTATTAGTGGACCGGAGTCAGCAGCTTGCCGCCACGGTTCGGCGTGATGATCTTGCGCGTCGCGTTGATGTAATCATCGCGAATCGAATCGACTGGATCAACGGGATTGAACAGCAGAGAATTCTCGAACAGTTCGATCGACTGTGCAGCTGAAGTATAAGGCATGTAAGGAACAAACACAAGCTTGCCTTCGCGCTGATCGACACCAACTCCGAGAACATCACTCAGGACATAGACACCGCCTTCATGCTTTTCAACAGTGGCGATGATCTCTTCACCAAGAACGGTCTTAAACACTTTCACATCAACAGACATATTACCTCACGAATTGTTTACGCAGGGAGTCAAGCTTCTTGCGCTTTTGGATTTTCTTATCAGCAAGTTTCCTTGCCACGGGACCAGCCAGATCAAGGAAGTTCTTGCCTTCCTGATGATCGAACTCATGTTGGAAGATTCGAGCAGTCATACCGGTGAAGACCTTCGTAACTGTCTCACCATTCGGTTGAGTGTATCGAACCTTGATCGTCGAAGGACGCTTGATCTTAACAAAGGCGCCAGGATAGGTGAGGCATCCTTCATCCAGAGCAATAATCTCTGAATCAGCGTTGACGATAATGGGATTGAAACAAACCGTGATGGGATTTGTTGCCATCGCGAAAGCGCGATAAGGCAAGCCAAGCTGGTTGGCGGAAATACCAACACCCTTGTACTTGATCATTGCCTGAGCAAGCGTATGCGCTAACTCGACGGGATCAACAGGAGGATTGGCAAAATCAAATATGACGGTTTGTTCAAAAAGTGCCGGATGATTGTCCGGCACCAAAGGAGGAATTTCAAGAACTGGGTTCTGTTTTGTTTCATTCATGAGAAGAAAGAGTCAAGTGTGGCAGCTGTTTCTTTCACAGCTTCCGGATGATATTGTTCAAGTAGAGCAGAACCGTTCGGATATGCAGCGAGGTAGTCATACCATTCTTGCTGCGAGAACATCGAAGCCGAAACACCATTCCATTGCGGACGCCATTCCGGGTGGTTCTCATTCAGGCGGCGCGACTCAACATAGTCACGACGAGCAGTTTCGTATTCCCAACTTCCAAGGTCAAGCATCTTCTCTCGGAAGTAGGCAACGATGCTCATTCGTTCAATGCCAGCTTCGTCTCCATCCACAGCCTCAATCGGAGTGTTACCGTGGATAGCATCGTGATTAGCAATGAGTAGCAAATCGCCAGGACGGATGTTAATGGCAACACGATACTCAGGAAGAACAAGGTATCCACCTTTGAAATCCTTGCCTGTTGAGATAACACCGAGGTTTGAGAAACCAGATCCCAGATCGCCTGCGTCAAGATGCGCTGCCGTGCGGAATGTCCTGTTCACCGTCAAAGTGGTAAACACCGTGTCCTCACCAACGAGGAAACGCTTGTCGAGGCGATCTGCTGCTGCCTTCTGATTTGCCCAGCGCGCAGGGAGAAGCTTGCTGAAAGCCTTGTTCAGTTTGCGCAGATACGGAAAGCTCTTGGAGAACAACTCAGGGTTCTGGTGATTGTACGCACACGAGCGTCCGTATGGATAACGCGGATAGCGATCAAAGAAGCCAGCCACACCGGAGTTGACCGGATTGGCATACGTCGTTTGACTGATATACGTCTTGGCAAATTCAGTCGCCTGAGCCTTACGTTCATCATGATCAAGTTTGATCACGCGCTCCAACCAGCGATCGAAGAATCCTTCATAGACCGGGTCTATTGTAGCTATCTTGCTACGAAGCCATACCAAACCACGAGAAGAGTCTTCCTTGAACGATGCTTTGTTCTGGATGTGAGCAACGATCGGATCAACGCCATCAAGGCGTGCCATCGGCTTCATCAGAAGGTCGAGAGCTTCCAACTGCCAATCGGTTACCCAGTCACGACCCAACAGCTTCTCGCCTTTGGGACCAGCAGCCATGCCACGGTTCTGAGTTTCGACTGCAGCCTTGATCAGACCTTCATACACACCCTGCTGATCTTCCTTCGAGAAGGCGTTCTTGCGGAACTTGAAAAGACAGAAGCGTTCGTCCTCACCAGCTTCACCGTCGATGGTGTTGACACGCGCATACGCGTCCGTGTCAGAGTCAATCAGGATGTCGTAGTGGGAATCGTCGAGGAATTTGCCAAGCAGATGATTACAATCAATCTTGTCACGAAATAGAATCTGTACCATTGAGTTTGTTCTTGATAATATGAGCAATCCGAGCAGTGTCTGCCGGCGTTTCGTGCGTCACCTTTTCGAGCGCCATCATGACCTGGAAATTGGTCATGATGTTTGCATACTTGGTTTCGCGTCCACGAATGAACTGTTCGGATTGGTTGGAACCACGCTCAGCATAACGGGCTTCGCGCGTCTTGGGATCAACTTCAAGGTAGAGAATCGACGTGTCGTAGTTCTCAAGGCAATGCTCGATGAAGGAAAGATTTGTAAGACGATCACCTTCGAACAACACACCCTTAACACCACGATCATTGCACTCTTTCAGAAACTTGACAGCCTCTGGCTGAACTGCCATACTCATACGATCAGTGCCAGCGAAAACTTCACCATCTTCGTACTTGCCGAGAATGACGTAATTTCCAAAAGCATGGAATGGTACAAGCTTGACTTGAGTGAACATCTGTTTCCATTCACCCATCAGATTCATCACTGCGCGAACCAGCGTGGTCTTTCCTGTCCCTGGTTCACCCATAATAATCACAACACGCATCAAGAATCTCCGAAGAAACTTTCAAGCGATGACATGGTCGGAATGTCATCTGGATACAGGAATTCTAGCCGTTCTATGGTACCAAAGTCAACAAAATGACTCATTCTTCCTTCAACGACACGTCCTTCACGAAGCTCTGGATGGTGCATCAACACAGGGTGTTCGTTTCTTGAATCCCACAGAGGCTTCCAGAAAATACCATCCCAACCATCTTTCTCAACGGTACTGATTTCTTCAGCCTGTCGATCAAGATAATAGCCGAGATAGCGACCGCGATTCACTCGGAAGATCTTCTTGAAAGAGCAAAGCGCTGTCTCCATCGTGAAATAATCTACCAAGTGCAGTGATGATGGACGTGTCTCAGCAACACGCCTCTTTACTTCTTCAAGGATGACTGCTGCACGCTTGTTGAGGTGAGCAATCTGCAAGTCTGATAGTTTCTGATCAACCCAGTCGTCCTTGCCAACAGCATAGCACAGACCGTTTCGATGCGAGCGCGAACCACTGTAGTCCTCGAGAATGAGGTTTGGTGGATCGATGTTCATACCGCAGCACTGTTTCAGTGTCTGCAAATAAAACCACGTCGTGTATCTACCAAACTTATATAGATTTCCGCTTACTTCTTCGAAGACCCTTTTGAAGTTTTCTTGATCACTTCCTTGGAGTAGACTCGCGAAGGCTGACTCTTGAGTGGTGCCTCTTGAAAAGGTCCATTCACGGTAGGACTTGTATTGGCTACCGAGGTGTCCTTTGTTGTACTTGGTGTCAGTTTGGTAACGGAGTCGCTTGAAATTAGCTGTGTTCCACGCGTCAATTCGTGCTTGGTCCACGAGCTCAAAATCGGGGAATTCATTCCATATCACCCATGTAGTCGGAAAGTAGTATGTTGTTCCGTAGAGCCAGGCAATCCAGAGCTTCTGCTCACGATTGTGCTCAAAGCGGTCAAACAAGTAGTTAGTCATGAAAATCGCAGGGTCGCAATCATCATAGATGATACTCCAATGGAACCACTTGATGAAAGCTTCCTCGCGATTTTCAGTCAAACGATAGTCGAGCGCCATCTGTCACATTCTCGTCGTAGCACTTTTTGAATTGGATCGTCATCTTCAGACCCACATTCAGGCTCTGATTCTTTCCGGACTCGTCTTCCCGAATCTTAATGTAACGCGGATGGAGGGATTGGAGGTCGAGCATTGCTTGTCGGTTGTTATCGGCGTTGCGATTAATTGAACATCCTCCAGGAGCGTTAGGCTTGTACTCTTGTGAGATGTAATCGCCTGTATAACGGAGCCGGTGTCCAGATTCGAGAACAGCGAGAGGAACATGGAAATCTTCGAAATATCGGATCGCGTCATAACGGATAGCATTCCTTTCGAGATAGTAGCGATTCACGAAACAACAATGGCTAGGCTTGCCGTAATGGTACTCTGACGGGTTCAAATGTGACATGAAGGAATTGCTTGTACCACAATAAACGTCTCCGTCACTCAGCCAATCAGACATCAGATCGAATACTTCACCGCAGTCTTCCAGCTTGATGCGCTTCTTGCGATCTTCTGGATTGACACGATAGAAAGTGACGTCATCATCGATCATGCCAACATGAGAATCAATGGCGTTATCCAGAATCCACTGACGTGTCTTTGCAATAGAACCGATGCAACTACGACCAACGTCCATGCGCGGACCATCCCATTCAGGGTGATTCTCTTCGTTCGGACAAACCAGAATGACGTTGTCTCTCCAGCGCTCTGGAATCCACTTCGTGGTGATCAGTTTTCCTTCGCGACCGAGCGTAGGGATGAACACTTGCATCAAAATTCCCTCATGTTGTCTTCGATGGTCTGTACGACCATGTCGAATTCAGCGTCATCCTTGCTGAAATGCGGATCAGGAACATCATCACCATCAGGCAAGAACATCACGCACTTCATGACGCCATCCCAACCAAATTGTGCGAGCACATTCTTTCTGTGGATCTCTGCCATACAAACGATGACATCAGCCCACTCAATATCATCCTGCGTAAGCTTCCTTGATTTGCGCAGAGGCAACGCGAAATGATGGCGCATCAGCGCCTCGCGCATTTTCTTGTTCGCAACCTTGCCACCAGCAGTCTTTCCAGTTCCAGCCGATTCGACGATGAACTGCTTGTCATCAAGCTTTTCCAACGCTATTGCATGCGCTGCATACGATCGGTTCAGATTGCCGGTGCATAGAAAGAGGATGTTTCTCATGCTTCGATGCGTCCGGTTTGCTTGTAGTGTTCGATTCGACGCGCGATATCTTTACGGCTGTTCGAATCATGGTTCGTTAGCTGATAGCCACACTCCAATTCGTAATTGTACTCCTTGAAGTCCGGGAAACTGAAACCTTGAGACCAATAAATCTCACGAGGAGTCATGCCCTTATCATTCAGCACATTGTCGAGATACTCACGGCACCAGCGGATGCACGATTCCATCTCAGACAAGTCAGTCGTACCTGGGAAATGGCGGAACTCAATGGTTTCCGTTTCTTCCCACATCTGACGCATGTTGATACCTTCACGCGGACTGAAGAACCACATGCGTCCCTTTTCGGTCAGCGGCGCGTGTTCTTCGTAGAATTCCTGCACTGTCTTGGCAGCAAGGATTGCATCAGTGCGTGATTTTGGAAGCATGAACTGATGGCTGCGCTGGCGGCGCTTGTAGCGTTTCATCGCTCCATCATAGGCTTCCTTGGTCATCTTCGAAGGATTTGGAACCGGAATGGTTTCGATCACGTCGAATGCTTCTTGCGCGTGCGCGATGTTATAACGCATGAGCTTCTTGCATGATTCCAAGTCTTTACTCAGACCAGGAACACGCACATGAATGTGAAGGTTGCATCGATAGTTGATGACGGCAGGATAACCGGATGCAGAGAGAGCATCATTGATCTGACGTACCACTTCAACCTGTTCTTCCACCGTCGAAGTTGGACGAGTGTTGATTTCACCACCAAACTCCCAGAGTTTGCCCTGTGGGTCATTAGCAATGCCAGTGGAGTTGACAATAGTATTGTCCTTGGTATTCCATGCACAGCCTTCCGGCAGGGGTGTACCAAATTTCACGTCGGCGTATTCAAGTTCAACACCATACGTGAAGTCAGAAGGATTGTATTTCATAGGATTCCGCGTTGTAGATCGTCAGTAGGAATTCTAACGCCTGTAGTGTGCAAACGCAACGGGTTGTCAGATTCTTTCAAAATCACCGAATAGTCAACGCAGGGTTCACAGTCGAAGATATTGTCATCTGTTCCTGCGCCCGACCGTAGAAGGATATCACGTGTTGATGCCACCGCAATGTAATCATCCGTGATTGCATAGTACAGAGGTCGCTGTTCGTTTCGCCAAAAGCAGAACTCATGTTCGATGGCGTTGATGGCAATGCAGGCTTGACTGCTAGGCACAACATGTAGAGGGTGATCACCACGTTCAAACAAACGTAGAAGAATCTCAGAATCGTTTCGTCCATAACAGTCAACACCATAGGTCTCTTTCCAAGCCGAAGGATCAGCTTGACTTACCACTCCGTTGTGAATCAAAGCAATCTCAGCTTGAAAATTGTCTCGATCCATCGCAATCATCGGTTGATTGTAACTCAGATCAGAAGTTGAATAACGACAGTGAACAATTGCGGCGCGAGTGTTGTAACCATACGCTATTTCTTCAACAGGAAAAACACTTGCTGGTACAGAAAGAATGTTGTGAGCAATGTAGCCGTTATCGTGAATCACAGCAGCGCCAGTCGCATGCTGCCCACGGATCTGCGCCTCGTTTGCCATTGAACGCAAGAGCTCCGTCGGGAAGCTCTTGCTGAAGTTCTTATTGACTAGACCGATTACGCCGCACATCAGCCCATCAACTTCATGATTTTGTAAAGGGCAGGAGCATTCCAAGGATTGCCTTTGCATGCCTCGTAAATGCGATCCACAATATCATCAGTGATATCTGGATCAGCTTCAATCAGAAGCTCTCGAGCTATTTCTTTGTTGAAGATTTCGTCAATGGTTTCCATCAGGCTGCCTTTGCCATTACAGAGAAGTCGTTGTGTTTCTCGAACTTGATCACGGAGTGGAACTTGTCAAACAGCTGATCACCACGATGGCTGATGATGAACAGATTGGTATCCTTGGTGAGTTCCTCGATGATCTTCAGGAACTCTTCCGTACCAGCATGGTCCATCGCACCATCGAGAACTTCATCCATGATCAACAGATTCGTCGAAGCCGAGTTGCGCAGCTTCGCGATCGCGCGCCAAGTGAAGAGGATGGCCAGATTGATTCGCAGCTTTTCACCTTCAGAGAAGGACTGATAGCTGAACTCATCACGGAAGCGACTCTTGATCACTTCGTTGAACTGCTCATCAAGCTCGAAGTGGACAAAGAAGTCCATGGCTGCGAGATACTTGTTGATCAGCTTATTCATGACCGGCACATACTTCTTAATCACTGTCGCCTTGATACCACCATCTTTCAGGATGGAAGAACCAATCGACTGCACAGAAGCTTCCTTCGCGAGCCTTTCACGCGAACGCTCGGCACGTTCCAGATCAGCCTGCAGATCAATCAGCTTGCTGGCGTCAGCGTTCTGCGCGGCTGTCTCGTTGAGCTCCTTCAGTTCCTTTTCCAGAGTCTTCAAGTGCTTCTGTTCAGCCTGAATCGAAGCCTTGGTTGACGCCATTCGAGAGTTGATAGAGTTGATTTTACGCTGAATCGAGGCAATTTCAACGGCACGAGCCTGTGCTTCTGCATACTTTTGCTCAAGCAGCGGAATGCCAGCACGCACCTTGCCGATCTCAACCGTCTTCTCTTCGATTGTCGCACCCTTGAAATCATGCTCGATGCCTTGCTTGCATGAAGGGCAGGTGTCATTGTTGTGGTAGAACTGAACTTCCTTCTCGAGTCGATCGATACGATCACCGATCTTCTCCTGCATGTTCAGGATCTTGTTGATCAGATCCGCATTTTCAGGAGCATCCTTGATGGATTCGATCGCTTCGGAGAGCTCTGCCTGAAGACCGAAGCCTTCTTCATTCAACGATTCGATCGCATGTTTTGCTTGTGCGATCTTCGTTTCGCGATCAGAGATCAGAGCTTTCGTGTCACGGTTCAGCGTTTCGATCAGGGCTTCCTGCATCGAAATACGTTCCTTGACAAGATCGATCTGATACTTGACTTCGTTCTGTGCTTCCTTATTGGCTTGAATCTTGTCCTTCAACAAGCCATTCATCACGGAGAACACCTGAATGTCCAGGAGGTCTTCGATGACTTCACGACGAGCCCAAGCACCAAGTTGCATGAACGGAACGTAAGTCGCGGAACCGAGCACAACAACCTGACAGAACGAGCGATGATTCAGTTTGAGGATGTTCTTTTCGAGGAACTCTTGGTAGTCACGAGATGAGGCGTCCTGATTCAGGAGCACGTCATCTTTGTAAACTTCAAAGAGATTCGGACGCATACCACGACGCACCGTGTATTCAGAGCCACCAACATTGAAGTTGACTTCCACCACACAGTTCTTACCGTTGATCGAGTTGATCAACTGAGGCTTATTGATCTTGCGAAATGGCTTGTTATACAGAGCAAAGCAGAGTGCATCGAGGATGGTAGATTTGCCCGCGCCATTGTTACCGACGATGAGCGTCGAACGGTGACGGTCAAGTTGAATTACAGTCGGGTGGTTACCAGTGGACAGGAAGTTCTGCCAACTGACGGACTTGAAGTGGATCAAAACGGACGTTCCTCGCGAATCTTATTTTCAAGAGCTTCCCACATAGCCTTACCGAGAACCTTGATAACCTCCTCTTTGAGGTCCAAGCTGTTATACATCGGATAATCAGCTACATCTTCAAGGAACTCGGCAGAGACGGTGAACTGAACATTCACATTGTACAACTTAGTCAGTTGGTCAAACTGCCAACTGGTTACTTTCATATGACTCATTCAGCGGCACCAACAGTTAGAGCCTCATTGTAAAGCGACGTCAAGAGATTGTCGAGGTCAGCTGCCAGCGAAGCATTGTCATTTACATACGAGGCAGCGAACTTACGCATGATAGTCAGCGTGTCTTCAGCCTCACTGATGATTCCGTCCGTGTCTTCGAGATCGAGCGTCAACGTATCATCGATCACCTTCAGATCAACCACGCCGAGGTTCTCGATGCGCTCAACGAGCAAGTCGAACCAATATGGATTGGTCTTATTGTGCACAACGAGTTTGACGTAACCATCCTTAGCATGGTCGATCGGGAGGTTCATGATGTCCTCAACCTTCGACTTGGAATCGTTGTATGTGATTTTGTGGAACAGCGAGAATGGATTCTTGACGAATGTCAACTCGCGCGTATCAGTGTCGAACACATGGAAGCCACGCGGATCATCATAGTCAGACCACGTCATCTCATAAGGAGCGCCGAGATAGTTGATGTTGCCGCGCGTTGATTTGTGGTGGAAGTGACCAGAACACACAAGCTCAAAACGCTCGAACATCTCAGGGCTGTAACCATGATCAGTCGGCGAACCTTTGTACATCTCAAAACCAGCCACTTCCAAATGACCGAAGAGACACGAAGCGTCAGTGTTGTTGATCAGTGTCGTTGCTTCTTGGAAGTTGTCAGCACAGATCCACGGCATCATGACAATTTTCGTTCCG